CTGCTTAACTTCTGTTATCGGTGTAATCTTTGCTACGTTCTTTGTAAGTGTTCCCAGGCTCTTATTTATGTCTTCTTCGACATTTCCAAGTTCGTTTGTGAAACCTACGCCCGCTCCTTGTGCCATGTACTTACCTATTTCGTCCTGGAATACCCTCGACGGCGAATGAATACCAAGCGCATTTTTTACACCGTCTACGATTCCGCTAAAGAAGCTCTGTACTTGTCGTCTGAACCAACCAGCGGCGTTACATATTCCATTCCATACACCAGTTACGATATTGTATCCTACGCTCGCCATTTGCGACGGTAGCGAAGCTACACCGTTAATCACAGCACTTACTAACTGGCTTGCCGCGTTTCTACCCTGTTGTAGCAGTCCGCTTCCCCAGTTTGCTACAGATTGTATAGCGCCCTGTATTGCGTTCCAGACTCTGCCCGGCATCTGTGAAAGTGTTGAATATACATTACTTAAAATATTCGATGCTGCCGCGCTAGCCTGGCTTAACATCTGTTGCCCCCAGTTCGCCATATTTGTAATCGCGCTTACTATTGCGTTCCAAATCTTACCTGGAAGATGGGATAAAAAGTTTACGACCGTCGTTATAGTATTCTGTATATAATTAGTTGCTTGTGTGTATACCTGTTGTCCCCAGTTCTGTACGTTCGTGATCGCGCTTACTATCGCGTCCCAAATCTTGCCCGGAAGCTCTACCAGGAATCCCACTACGGAAGTTATCGTATTTTGTATATACGTTGTTGCTTCCGTGTATATCTGCTGTCCCCAGTTCTGTACGTTCGTGATCGCGCTTACTATCGCGTCCCAAATTTTTCCTGGAAGCTCTACCAGGAATGTTATTATCGTGTTAATAAAATTCGGTATTTCTGTAGTCGCCCATGTTACCAGGTCAATACCGAACTGTACTACATTCCCGATTGCTTGACCGATTACATAGCCGATTTTATACGGCAATTCCTGGAAAAATGCTATTGCATTTGTTACAAATTCAGTAGCAGCCTGTACAACTGCTGCCTTCATATTTTCGCCCCAGGTCGTTACTGTCGTAACTGCTCCCAGTATTGCGTCCCAAATTTTCCCCGGCAATTCCTGGAAAAATGTTACAACGCTCGTTATCGCGTTACTTGCCGCCTGGGTCGCCGCTGTCTTTACATTTTCGCCCCAGGTTGTTATCTTCTCGACCGCTCCCAGGATTGCGTCCCAAATCTTGCCCGGTAACTCCCGGAAAAATGAAGCGATATTATCTACAATATTTTGGAAAGTTTCGCAATGTTCGTACAGCAGTTTAGCCGCACCCGCGAACGGATTCGCCAGGAATAATAGAATATCTTGCCAGTTATCTTTTACAAAATCTACAACCTTGCTTAGTGCGTTTGGTATTGTTTCTGTAAAGAATTTTGCAATTTCTCCTACTACTTTTCCTACCGTATCTTTTACGATGTTCCAGGCATTTACTACCGCCGCTCTTGCATCTTCATTTGTGGCGACAAATCCGACTATAGCCGCTACCAGTGTAGCAACCAACGTTATAATTAACATCATCGGATTAGCAGCCATTGTTATATTAACAAGTTTCTGTATGGCATTTAGCGCCACTTCTGCCGCCGTAAGTCCCTGTATAGCTGTTACTACTCCGTTGATTATCGACGCTACCTTAAATACCGCAAATCCCGCACCTATGGCAGCTAATAAGCTGGCTATCGTGTCGCCGTGGTCTGCAATCCAGCCCAGCCCTTCCAGGATTTTAGGTAATACCGCTACAATAATTTCACTGGCTTTTTCTACCAGGTTTCCGAAACCTGTAGCAACCTTATCAAGCGCGCCGCTCAGCTCCCCGCTCGTTAAATCTGTCTGTAAATCTCCTATTACGTTCGTAATATTCGTTACTGCATTTTTAAGCGGTGTCTCGAACTTTTCATAAGCAGCAATTCCAAGCCCTTCCAGCCCGCTCTTTAATATCGTAATTTTACCCTGTAAGTTATCATTCATCGTTGCCGCCATTTGTTCGGCAGCGCCCGTAGAATTTTCTATGTATCCGCTTAACTCATTGAACCGCTCGCCGCTGTTCGCAAGTAAAGCATTTACGCTCTTAAGGTCAACTTTATTAAAGATTGTGTTTAATACTTCTGTCTGCTCTCCCTGGGTCATATTTCCCAGGATTCCGTTAAGGTCTTGGAAAGTCTCATTCAACGGGCGCATATTCCCGTTTGCGTCGAAGACTTTAAGCCCTAACTCTTGCATTTTTTTCTTTGCGGTATCCGTCGGCGCTGTAAGGCTTAAAATTACGTTTCGTAATGCTGTTCCGCCTTCTGCTCCCTTCGTTCCGCTATCCGCGAATATTCCTAATACGGTATTCGCTTCTGTAACTCCGCCCGCTAAGCTCTTAGCCGTTCCGCCTACGCTAAGCAGCGCTTCGCCCAACTGCTGCACACTGGTATTACTCTTTTGTGAGGTCTTCGCCATTTTGTCTACAAAACTTTCTGTAGTTCAGGCTTTGTCCCCTAGTGCGCTCATGCTGTCCGTTACCATGTCGGAAGCTGTCGCTAAATCCATTCCGCCCGCTGCTGCCAGGTTCAAAACTGTAGGTAATGTCTCTACTGCTTTGTCTGCATCATATCCGGCAAGTGCCATATAGTTAAGGGCTTCTGCTGCCTGGGTAGCGCTAAACTGGGTAGTATTTCCGGCTTCTTTCGCTGCATTTTCCAGCTTTGTATAAGCTTCACTTCCCCCGGCTATTTCCTGGGTAGTCATGCCCATAGTAGCCGCTACCTGGCTCATGCCGCTCTCGAAGTCCATACCGACGCTTATCGCGCCCTTCGCAAGTTCCTTTATACCGTTGGCAAGCTCTTTTACTCCGTTGATGATCGCGGAAGAAATAAGATTAGCCTTAATAACGTCGCCCAGGCTTATAGTTTTATTCCCGGCTTCGTCCATGTTGCTTCCCGCCGTCTTTATTTCCTGTCCGAAAACAGTCCATTTCTTTTCGGCGTTCGTTAATTCTTCTTCTGTATTTTTTAATGCTGTATTCTGCTCAGTAAGTGCCGCTTTCGATTCATTCAGCTTAACCGTATTCTTCGCTATTGCGTCTTCCTGTTTCTTTACAGCATTTGTAGCCTTTGCGTGTGCTTCTTTTGCTTCTTCTAGCTGTGCATTTAGTTTTTGGCTTTCCTCGCTGTCTTTTCCAGTCGCCTTAACGCTATCTTCATGGGCTTTCGTAAGCTCTGCTACCTTCTGCTTTGCCTTGTCTTCCTTCTCTATCAGTTCTGTAAGCTTCTGCTTCTGAGCTGTTAAATTGGTCTGCTGTAGCTTAATTGCGTCCGTTTGCAGCTTAATCTTACTTGTAAGCTCTGTCTTCTTAGCCTTAAGTAAATCTGTCTGACTTCCTAATGCTTTCGCTTGTGCCGCTTCTACCTTATATTCGCTGGTAACAAGCTTCATTTGCGTAAGCATTGATTTCATTTGACTGGTAAACTCGCTTGTATTCGCCCCTACTCTGAGACTTGCACCAGCCATTTATTACGCTCCTTATGTCTACTTTTCCCGGTCATATTCGACTTGAAATACAACGTAGTCCAATAAGTCGCTTAAATCTGATTCTAAGCACTCCTTATAGCTGTTTCGCATACTCTTTATACATATCTGTAGGATAGCGTCCAGGTTGTCCCCGTATGATCTCCATATTTCTTCCTGCGTCGTCTCTTCGATATATCCATTTTCCTGATCGTATTCATCGAACGCGCTACCCTGGTCTTCTTCCGGCACTCCGCCCAAAAGTGTACCAAGATACCGTATTTTTTCATTGACAGAAATATCTATGATTTCTACTATCGCTCCAAACGTATCTATAATGTCTGCTACGTCCAGCCGTTCTATTTCTTCATTCTCTACCCTGTCGTTAAATACAGCCTGTATCACGGCAGCGTATAGCTCTAATAAGTCGTCTTCATCATCAGTACAGCTAATTCTCTCCATAAGCTTTATAAATCTTCGGTAAGCGTATGTCGTGATTCTGTATAGCCTTTTTTCTCCTTCCTCACATTCCAGGCAGTAGTCTATTACACCTGTGAGCTTAAATTTTTTTTTGCGCCCGCGGCTTCGTCCTTAAGCTTCTTAAGGATATTCGCGTTAATCAGTCCGAAGTTAAAAATAATCTCTGAAACATCTTCTAAAGATTCGTTCGCTTCTTCAAAAGTAAACTGATTATCATACACCAGTACAATAGTGTTAATCATTTCGTCCAGTTCCGCGTCTGTATAGGTCTGCTTCTCCGGTCGTGTCAGTCTTTCGTATACCTCGCGGAAGGCTTTATATTTCTTTCTTCCAATCTTTCCGCAATCGTATTCTTTGCCGCCGATTGTAATAATATTTGCTTTCCCGGTCTTTGCTGTCTTTTCCGCCTGTAAATTGCTCTTGTTTAGAATTTCCGCATTGATAAGTGAGAAATTAAGCAGAATATCCGGGATTTCGTCCAGCGCGTCGCTGGCTTCATCAAATGTAAACTGATTTCCGTATACCACTACGATAGACTCAATCATTTTATCTAAGTCTTCGTCTGTGAAAACCATAGAAGCAACTTCCTTCTTTAAAAAGCTGTCGAATGTCTCACAAAATGATCTGTATTTTTCTCTTGTAATTTTTCCACTTTCATATTCTTTATCGTTAATTGTTATTTTCATATTCGCACCTTCTTAGCGGTGTCAGAATATGACACCGCCCCTTTTTTTCTCTTTTTACGCTGCTACATCTGCTTTGTATTCCTGTACCGCCCCGAACCATTCCGCAATAGCTTTTTTAGCGTTTGCATGTTCTTCAAGTAATTGTGATTCGTCCACCTTAAGCGCATAGAAGCGTTTTGCTTTTCCGTCTACGGTATCCTCTTTCTTTCTTGCGTAGAAAGTAAATGTAATCTTCTGTGTCTGAGCGGTCTTCTTGTCCTTGATTGTCTCGTAGGACTCTTCCGGGTGTTCTGCTTTTCCGCAATAGTACCATACAAATTCGTACTTCCCGTTGTTCTGCTTTGCCCGGAATCCTAAAGCAACTTCCTTCGCTCTGTCGCTCTCTGATTTTACCAGGTAGCCGGATTTATACAGGGAATCAAACAGTAACGCATAGTCGCCCGGTGTCAGTCTGTTTACTTCCAACTCAATTTCTGCTTTTACAAATGTTTCTGTAGTATCCTCTACTTCGTCGTCACTGTATAAGTACTCTACCTCGAATGTCTCTTTAATAGTTGCCGTGATTGCTTTCGCCAGCCTGGTAGGTGTGTCTGCTGCATAGGTCGTAGCATCGTTTGTAGTAACTTCCGCTACACAGATATCCTTTAAGCCTACTACTCGGCTTCTCTCAATCGTCTGTTTATTTTCCTGGACTTTCATTACCTTAGTCTTCTCCTTCGGTATTTATCAAAAAATAAAATCGCGCTGCTTTATGGTATATTTTCGTATCCTGTTCATAATCATCATTTCCCGCAAAATATGTAAAGCCCGCCTTCTTAAGTAATTTCTTTATTTTCCGTTTCAAAAGAAAACAATCTTCTTCACTCCATATATCTACCTGTATATAGTATTCTTCTGCTTCGTTCTTATCGTCGCTATGGTTCGCGTCGGTATCCGTAATATAGTAAAAAGTAATATGGGTATCGTTTATATCCTGGTTATACCAGCCTTCTTCTACGTGTTTTCCCGTTATACCTATTACATCTGCTATATACGCCGTTAAATCCAGGTCTTCGTTATTCGGATAATCCGCCATGATCTGCTTAAGCTGCTGCTTTTCTTCTTCACTCAGAAGTGCCATATTATCCCCCTAACTTTTCCTTTAAAACTTTCTCGTATTCTTCTTCTGCTATGCTCTTTAGTGCGCGATATGTCGGGCGCGCTGCTTCCAGCATGAATTTTTTAGGCTTATGCATCGTCGTACCCCATTCATGGAACTTCATGTAGAAAAATGGCGAAGTATCGCTTTTTTCCCAGCCTATGACTTCTCCATAGTTCCCACTTTGTGTCGTTCCCTTCTCCGGGACATTATCCGCCGCGTGCTGCCCCGTCCTGCTGCCGCGCCGCCCGGATTTCATAGGGTTTTTACTGTATGCTTTCTTCCTTATCTGCCCTTCCGATTCTTCTAAGCCGACTTTCCCGGCTTTCTTTACAATCTTTTTATTTAGGTCTTTCAGTTCCGACGCTGTAGCAAGCCTTTCTATTTCCCGCTGCACTTCGTCCAGTCCCAAAAAATCCATAGTAATATTAAAACTCATACTACTTCTTGCCCTTTAAGTACCACTTTCCGGCGGTCGTATTTGCCGTAATCGGCATTGATAAGCTTAAATATACGTTCGCCCCATACTACCCGGTATTCCTTTGTATTTAAGGCTTCCAGTGCTTTGCAGTATCGCGTTTCAAAGTTCATTACATTTTCTAACTTTGCTTCCAGGGCGGTATACAGTTCTTTCCCGTACAGGCTCTTTACTTCACACCAGCATTTTAAGTAGTCGTCCCACTTTTCTACTGGTCGCCCTTTTTCTACGGTTTTTTGCCGCTTCTGTATCATTACATACATTTTGCCTACCCCACATTCGCTAGCTTATCCAGGATAGTTTGTGTTATCTTATCCTGTTTCGTGTTATTGCTTACTGTAGTTCCTCTTACGTCGTACATATCGCTTATTACTTTCTTCTGTAAGAGGGTTGCAAGTCTGCAACCTTTCTTATATTCTTCTTCACTACTGTATTTATCTTTTTCACGGTATGCAGTACCCACACAACCGTCTATATATGCTTCGGATATATCTATAAGCTCCGTGATATAGTCGTTATCATCGTCATAGCCTACCCTTAAATATTCCTTTGCTTCCTGTAATGTGATCGCCATAAGCCACTACCTACGCTGGCGTGAACTCTACTTTAAAGTCTGCTCTTTCGTCCAGTTTCTCACAATCAAAGCGCTCCTGTACTTTTAACGCCAGTTCGTCAGATTCAAAGAATACAGATTTGTCCGTGGATACTGTATAACCTTTTCTCTCGAAGAATTTAACCAGCGCATACAGGTTTACTACATAAAAAATCATTTTTCCTTTAGCGCTTGCTGTAATGTCTTCATCACTCAGTGTAATAAGTTCTTTACCCTGGAAATATTCCTTACCATTTACTTCTTTAACCAGGTCTAAGTTTCTTCCGTTCTTGTCTTCCTGGGACTTCAAGTACACGCTGCCGGAAAGATTTGTAATTACTACTACTCTTCCTCGAAGTGTAGGTAATACTCCGTCAATGATTTTCTTTACATCTCTCCAATCTTTCGCACCTGTAGACTTGTCTACCGCACTTCCTTCTACAATCTGCATAATTTCATCATTTTCAGTATTAACCCCAGCTTCCGCGAAGTCCGGCTTAATAACTTCCTGTACGATATTAACAGCTTCGTCTTCCTGTAAATCGTTTGCAATCGGTACAAGTGCGCCGTAGTTTTCAATGTTGTACTGGATATCCTCTGTATTTGCTGCTTCTCCTGTAAGCTTTGTACCAGATTTATACTTTTTCAGCTTTTTACCGCCGATTTTTGCGAACGGCATTTTGCCATGATTAGAAATTGCTTTAATGATATGGCAATGGTTTTTAAGACTCGGGAATCCCGCTCTTAATACCTGGATATCGTTTACAAACTGTTCCGGCAGAATAGCGGCGTTACCGTCAATATTTACGGCTGCTCTTTCTTCGTCTGTCAGTGCTGCCTTTCCGTGTAAAGCAAATTTTACGGCAGCTCTCAACTCGCTTACTGCTCCTGTCGATCTGCTTTCTTTCTGTTTCTTCTGTCTTCCCAGGTCTTCCCGCTCTTCGTCGTCCTCTGCTTCTCTTACCGCAAGCAATTTCTGTAATTTTCTCTTTTCTGCTAAAGCTTCCTCTGCCTTGTCCGCGTCTCTGCTTTCCAGGTATCCGTTAATTTCCTCTGTTTTCTGTACAAGATCGGAAGAGCACACG